CTTTAGTGGCCAATCTGGTTACAGCGGTTTTAGTGGCCAATCTGGTTTTAGCGGTTATAGCGGTATTAGTGGATTTAGTGGTGCAAGTGGCGTATCAAGCAGTTACTATTTTTACAAAGCCAATACTAGTGCAACCAGCGGTGATCCCGGTTCTGATTATCTGTTGTGGAATAATGCCACACAGACAAGCGCAACACAATTAAATGTCAGTAAGATTGCAGCTAATGGCGTAGACATTACTGTCTTTTTAGAATTGTTGATGGCAACCGAAGAGATTGTCATCCAAGACCAAAGTAGTAGTGCCAATCAGCAGACATGGAAGATTACCGCAGCACCAACCCAAGTTGGTAACTATTTTACAATTCCAGTATCGTTAGTGCTATCCACTGGATCAGCATTTACAAACAACCAAGCCATCATTTTGGCAATCGCCAATGGCGTAAGTGGTTTTTCTGGCTACAGTGGTTATAGCGGTTTTAGCGGATATAGTGGTATCAGCGGTTTCAGTGGCTATTCCGGCATCAGCGGATTTAGTGGTATATCAGGTTTTAGTGGTATCAGTGGCTTTAGTGGCTATTCTGGTATCAGTGGATTTAGCGGTAGTGGCGTAAGCGGCTACAGTGGTTATAGCGGATATTCTGGCTACAGTGGTATCAGCGGATTTAGCGGATCTGGCGTAAGCGGCTATAGTGGCTATAGTGGCTTTAGTGGTTACAGTGGTTACAGTGGTATTAGCGGTTTTAGTGGATTTAGTGGATCTGGCGTAAGCGGTTATAGTGGCTACTCTGGCTATAGTGGTATCAGCGGATTCTCTGGTTATTCCGGTAGTGGTGTATCTGGTTACAGCGGCTATAGTGGTATCAGCGGATTTTCTGGCTACAGCGGCATATCTGGATTTAGTGGTATCAGCGGATATAGCGGTAGTGGTGTAAGTGGATATTCTGGTTACAGTGGCTATTCTGGTATCAGCGGATTTAGTGGTATCAGCGGATTTAGTGGTATCAGCGGATTTAGTGGCAGCGGCGTAAGCGGTTATAGTGGCTACAGCGGCTATTCTGGCTATAGCGGTATATCAGGTTATAGTGGTATTACACCAACCAATGTTACAGTAGCTACCAACACCACAGTCAATCCCGGTTATGTGCATTTTTCTTCTGGCACATCGGGCAGCCAAGCAGTGTATGTAAATACCAGTTTGACGATTGACGCAATTACTGGAGCAATCACTGGCGGGGTTACTGGCGGTACATTTTAATAGTATAATAGCTGCATGAAAATTTTATGTAGCGTTGCCACGCGCGGTAGATATTTTAGCACATTGCCTATGGTCTTAGAGGCAATCATCAACCAGACTTGCAAAGTCGACAAACTGGTTATCTTTGATGATAATGATGAACCAAAAGACATGCGAGAAGAATCGCTATACCAAAACTTATTTTGGCAATTGGCTGCCAAAAAGATTGAGTGGGAGTGGTTGTTTGCTGGTAAAAAAGGCCAACACCACATCCACCAGCAAGCTAACACGATGGGTTACGATTGGGTGTGGCGTGTAGATGATGATGCAGTGCCCGAATGTAATGTATTAGAAAATCTAGCAAAACATATTAGTGACGATGTTGGTGCAGTTGGCGGTTCAGTATTAAACCCACCCCATATGCCAGAGTATTTAGAAGCAACTGGACTAATTGTCAACATTGAAAACGAGCCTAACATTCAGTGGGGGCTAATAAAAGATGTTAAAGAAGTTGAGCATTTGTATTGCAGTTTTATTTATAGAGCTGGCGTTTGCGATTATAACTTGGGACTTTCTCGAGTTGCCCACCGTGAAGAAACGCTGTTCAGCTGGAGTCTGCATCACAAAGGCTACAAACTATTAGCAGTACCAAACGCAGTAACATGGCATTTAAAGAACCCACAAGGCGGTATTCGTGATGGTTCTAAAATGGAGATGTTTGAGCATGATGAGCAAATATTTAAAAATATCCTCAAGCACAAAGACAACACTATTGTGGTGCTTAATTCTGGTCTTGGGGACCATATTGTCTTTAGCCACGTTTTGCCTAGTGTTCGCAATCCCCTTGTTTTTACATGCTATCCTGAAGTAGTACCCGGCTATTCAATTGAGATGGCACAAAAGATGTTTGGTGATATTGATTGTTGGAACATTTATAAAAAGATGGCGCAGTGGAATTGGAAGGGCAGTTTAGAAGACGCATATAGGAAGTTGTATCTGTGATTATCATCGCGCCGTACGCCCAAAAACTGCGAACAAATAAAGAAAACCCAAAAAACTATCCGTATTGGGAAGAGCTCATAGCACAGATTGATGCGCCAATTATTCAAGTTGGTATAACTGGTGAAAAGCAATTAGTACCTGATTTTAGAACCAACTTGCCAATTGCAGCATTGCGAGAACTGTTATGGCAATGCAAAACATGGATTGGTGTAGATAGTTTTTTCCAACATCTTGCATGGGATGAAGGTGTTTCGGGCATTGTGTTATGGGGCCCATCTGATCCACTAATATTTGGACATCCAGAAAACATCAATCTGTTAAAAGACCGGTCATATTTAACAGAAAATCAATTTTTATGGTGGGAATCCACCGAACACAAAAATGACCGGTTTGTAAAACCAATAGAAGTATTAGCATACCTTAATAAGGAATAAAAATGGCAGCTACAGGCTACACACCAATTTCGTTATACTACAGCACCACAGCGGCTACAGCGCCGTTGGCCGCTAACCTCGTTAACGGCGAGTTAGCGATCAACATTACTGACGGCAAGTTGTACTATAAAGACAACGCCGGTGTTGTGCAGATCATCGCTGGTAAAGGCGGTGCTGGCGTGGCTGGTGGCTCAAACACCCAAGTTCAGTACAACTCAAGCGGGTCATTGGCTGGTTCTGCCAATATGACCTTTAACGGCACTACATTAACTTTAGCTAATGATGCTTCTATATCAGGTCTTACTGTTGGTAAGGGTGCAGGAGCTTCATCTACAAATGCTGTTTTTGGTACATATGCTTTTACCGCAAATACAACTGGAACGCAAAACACAGCAATAGGTCAGTCTGCGCTAAATGGAAACACCTCTGGTTCTAGCAATTCCGCAGTTGGAAATGGAGCATTGGGGGCTAATACAACAGGCAGCAACAACAGTGCTTTTGGTACTGGAGCAATGTATTTTAATACAACAGGCAGTTCAAATTCTGCTTTTGGCGCTACTTATACTTTAGGTAACAATACTAGCGGTAACTATAATACTGCTTTTGGTGGTCTTGCTCTTTATTCCAACACCACCGCATCTAATAACACAGCAGTAGGATATCAAGCTGGGTATTCAAACTCTACTGGTGCTGGTTGCTTATTTGTTGGTTATAAAGCTGGTTATGCTAATACTGGCTCAAATAATACTTTTGTTGGTGGCACAGATAATGTTTATGGTGCTTCTTGCGGAGTTGGAAATACTACTGGTGTAGCAAACGCTGCTTTTGGTGGCGCTGCTTTAGCAACAAACACTACTGGTTCTTATAACACCGCTATTGGAACAGGTGCGTTAGTATTAAGCACCACCGCATCTAATAACACAGCAGTAGGTTATCAAGCAGCTTATTCAAATACTACTGGCAATGGCTTAACTGTTTTAGGAAATCAAAGTCTTTATTCAAACACTACAGGAAATGGCAATACTGCTATTGGTGGTGCAACTCCTGCTGTATGTAATGCTTCAATGTATGCTAATACAACAGGCTATTGGAATATTGCAGTAGGTAGCGGTTCTTTAACAAGCAATACAACAGGCGCATTAAATACTGCATTAGGATTTCAAGCACTTCAAGCAAACACCACCGCATCTAACAACACAGCAGTAGGTTATCAAGCTGGTTATTCAAATACCACTGGCGTTAGAAATACTTTTGTTGGTTTTGCTGCTGGTTATTCATCAAATGTAAGTGGTGGAGCTTTAAATGTGGCAGTTGGTGGCTATGCTTTGTAT